CCATATTACCCCAGGCATTATTATTTTTGTGGCTATAGAGCCCTATCATGCTCCATACTTTGCGCTTGGCATATTCGCCTTCTAAAACAACATATTCACATGATAAATAAACTGCGCCGCTTTCAGCTTTGTGTGTGGCATAGCCACCTGTCCATCCATTGTTAACATCATCATAACCACCTGGTTTGATGGTCATACGAACCTTGGCAAGTGTGCCTTTAGGGATGGCATCAAAATTGGTTTGTTCTTCAGCCGTATTAAAATCATAATAACTCATTGGTCAATCTCCTTTATTAGAGTTGTTGGTTGATTCAGCAGTAGGGGTAAAAGTGTCTGGCTTGTCGTAAGTCAGACGTTCAGAAATAGGTTTGGCTTCGCCTTTGATTTTTTCCATCAAACGCCCGAGGTGCGGCTCTTCCATTACTTCAAGACGACCTGAACGGTCTTTTGCCGGATAGCCAAAAGGGTTAATGGTGTGAGTGACAAAGGCTCGGTATGTGGAACCATCTTGAGCTGGAACCTCTGCCATTGTTATTACTTGATCGACAATACCGGGTAGCTCATTACCTGTTTTGCTGCCTTCGATTTGAGCAGCAAAGATTTTGCGGTTGAAATCATCCAGCTTGGTATCGAGAATACCAACAAACCAAACATTTTTATTTCTGGTGTGCTGAAGGTGGGTAAGCCAACCAATCATTTCTTGACCTTGAAGACCATACGCACCCCGTATATCTTCATTGCCCGTTTTTTCAGAAAATGCTTGTGGCTGCCCTTTACACCAGTTGAAACACAAACGACCTGCAACAGTGATAGAATCAATAAAAATAGTATCGTATTTATCAAGCTTGGCAGGATCACCGTATTCCTCGCATACCGCTTTATAATGGGCTTCGCTATACGGTTGGTTATCTCTTAGTGATGGATTTGCTCCGCCAATGAATACCGCAAAATCTCTGCATTCTTGCCAAGTGCGAGGGCGTATAGCATCACCTTTCCAACCTTCAACGGCTAAGTCGCCAGCTTCAAGGTCAAAAAACAAAGTACTTTCTGCCGGAAGTGTCCAAAGCTGGGATGTTTTGCCAATTCCGCTAGCCCCAAAAAGACAACCTTTTATGCCCTTTTTTTCTGCTAACCTTTGATCAGCACTAATAATAGGTAATCCAGACATTATGCACCCCCTTGATCTTCAGGAGTTAAAATGTATGTAGGATTGCCAGTTTTAAGGGTTCGGGCTGGCTCAAAGATTTTTTGCATAGAGCTAGGCCATGCCTTAAATTTGCTTTCAGGCACTTTGTATGTAACGTCTACATACTCGCTAGGGTCATCACCTTGCGCTTCAATGTTTTTTATGATTTCAGCAAGTTTTTCTTGATTCCATTCTGGCTTTTTTGGTATGTCATTCGTTAGCTTGTAGCCATTATCTTCTATATGAATAATGCCTGTATCTTTTTCCAAACGCTGGCGTTTTGCACGTATCTGTTCCGTGTATTTCATTGCAATAGCCGCTTCCACCCATTGCCTCACACGTTTTGCTTGCTTTAAGTTTTCAGCAGCATCAAGTAAAAGCTGGCACAGTTGACTTGAGGGCAAAGCGGCAACTTGGCCTATCTCCATCCTCTTCATATCCTCAAGGGTAATTTGTGTGTCGGTCATAAATGAGCACTCCGATTAAAGGTTAAAAAAAATCCTCTGAAGCTGCTGCTGGGTCTGAGGCTGCCAATGTACTAACAGATGCGGTATTTCTTCTTTGCCATACGGCTCAAAGTGTTGTATTTCCGCAAAGACCCAACATGTTTTCGTGAGGCGGTGATAGGTAAATACGTTTTTGGTGGGTGATCTGTCGGGATTGCAGAGTGATTTTTTTATTTAAAACCTAGAGTCTCTGTAATTGTTAGGCTTCAGGGAATAAAAAAAGCGGCCACAAATAAATGTAGCCGCTTAGTAGGTAAGATAAAATTATGCGTAAACAACAAACCCTATAGACTGAAGAGAAGTTTTTAACCTTGCTATAATGTCATATATAGCTTGTCTGGGTATGCCTTTGCTTCTAGCAATTTCTGTAATATTCATAGTTTGTAAAAGCTCGCAAAATTCGCCAAGTGTCGGTGGCAATTTTCTAATAGCTTGCCTTATATCTATTTCAGAAATTAATTGATCGTCTGTTCCTGGTTCAGCATATTCATAAAATGTTGAATTTGCTGTTATGGTATCAATTATCAAATAGTCCTCTTCACCATTGGCATTTATCGGTTGGTGAAGTGAGCAAAATATTTTATCTCCGCCGCGCTTTTTTCTGGAAGCTGTACGAATAAGTGAGGAACACTTATTTTCGATTATCTTTTTTGCATAACACCATAATGACGATTTTGTAGAATCATACGTTGATAACTTCATTAGCATTTCAAGCATTAATTCTTGTTCGATGTCTTCAAGATCGGATGGCAAAAAATATTTATGCCTGGTGAGTTCTTGAGCTTTACTGCGAACGATTGAAATAATAATAGGGTCGATACCTTTATAGTTATTGTTAGAGTACATTGTACACCTCATTGATAGGATTAATCAGGCGCAAACCGTTTGCGGCCTGTTCATCCCTATGGGGTGTGATTTCACAGATACGGGTAATTCAGAGCTTTGATAAAGAGGCAATGGCAATGCTGCCAACCCCTGTGTATTGGGCGTTTCAGAGCAAAGAAAAAAGTTGAAAAAAAATGCAAAAAAAAATCTGTGACAAAGTAAATTTTACAGATTCAATGACGAAATGATTTAAAAGTGTAAAAGATGACTGAAATCTTAAAAAACTTGACGAGCTTTCAATAATAGGCAATTATTTTATATACATTTTCTTTACAGGCGTTCGCTGCATATAAGCTCAATTATTGGCAAAACTATATTGACTACAGGTTGAAACTATGGTCTATTCAATCAACCTTACCAAACAAATGTTACCTAACTATTGATTGGTAACAACATTTTAAAAAGTATTTATTTTTGAGGGTGTCTAATGAATGAAAACGCACAGCGTTATTCAGAAAGTTTGTTAACTCCAACGCAGGAGGAAACATTAACTGTGATTGAAGAGATTTTAAAAGAACAGGGATATTGTCCAACGATGCAAGAATTAGCAGATAAATTAGGTGTAGCAAAAAAAACTGCATATGAACGTGTGAATATATTGGTCAGAAAGAAATACCTAAAAAAAGAACCAGGTAGAGCACGGTCTCTTGTGATTTTAAAAAATGTATCAAATGAGAATAATGTCGAGGGAGATAATGAATCTAATATTTAAAATGAGGAGGTTTGCCTTATGACGACCTTTCACAAAAAGAAAAAATTTGTGAATCCCGATGCTCTTAAAAAGATGAATCCTGAACGGTTGTTAAATTTTTTAAGAATGTTCAAAACTTTTTTTGAGAGTAAGGGAATGCAATTAGATCACAGAATTGAGGATTACGATCTGCTGGCAGATATTTTAAAGTATCCTGACGACACCATGCCTGAAGAGTTAGTGAATGCTTTGTTTATAATCTATGAAATGGCTGACGACAACAAAATGGATTTGCTTTACGAAACCGCAAAGAAATACAATGTTGAACTGGATAGTGACCCAGATACATCAGCGGGTGACCTAGCAACGCAGCTCTATCTAAAAAATCCCAAAGCACTTGAAAAAGTTCATGCAGAGATTTTTTCAAAAAAACTTAGGGCGCATCATTACTTTAAAAGTGATCAACCTGCACCAGATAATTTTACCCTTCCAGATAACAACGTAATAATAGAAATGCAAAATGCATTAAATAAGGAATTTTCAGCACGTAAATATGGACGTGGTTGTAGGTTAGAATGTATACGCAGTGATACGGATAAAATAAATATTATTATCAGACATGGCCGGCCGTTTAAACGTGAAGGGTGTTTAAAGGATGATAAGTCAGACACTGTTTTTTACAGACCAGAGATGCATGCCGTCATAGTATATAATCAGGAGCAGAACGAGATCAGTATTAACAATACGGCTGCAAAATGGCAAAAAGAGCTTTATTTGAATGTTATTGGAAAATATTTATTTGGTGCCGAAGACTATTTTTTAAGCGGAGAGAAATTTACTTTTGAAACCCTTAGGGCTGACGGTGAAAAGTGTTTGGTTTGTTCTGATATACCTGGCATTGAAGATGTGAAACTAACAGAAGTACATTTAAAATGGATTAGCAAAGGAAATCCTCAAGAAGTTAGAAAATCTGATAATTACTTTACATGTAGCCAACAATGGCGAGAAGATTTCCCTAGCGGCGCAAAAATATCTACTGTCCAGCTTCTATTTCGTTTCACTGGTGAGAAATCACCTAAGCGCATTACGATTAGCTCCC